TTAGATTGCACTCCTAATTCTAATCCGTTGCCAAGTAATCACACTTGGATCACTTAATAAATAGCATTTCAATTGAATATATGAAAGTACTAATCCTTTAATCTGAATAGTTGATGTCGTTTGACTCAAAATTGAATAATTGGCTGGGTCAGATGGGCTTACTTTATCGTCTGCGAATATTTCCCATGCTACATCCTCTACTCCACTAGATACTGTTGCGGTAAATGTTTTTCCTACACTGGAGCCTTTCGTTATACTCACATAAGTTGCACTAGTTGGAGATAGAGTAATTGTCTTCACAACTGTAACCGGATAAGCCAAGGTTAATGAATAGTAATTTACCTTTGAATTGTCATTGTCAAGGACTGCCTTAACATAAATTGATTCATCGGCAACACCTGTATTCAGATTTGTTACAGTAGCAATATTAGCAGAATCAACACTGATTGTCGCAACAGTAGAAGGTACGGCTGTAATTTGATCAGCATAAACAAGTGAATATGTAACCGTCTTATCAGTAGCAAGCGCACCATTCAAATATACATTTTTATTTACAATGATTTGCTCATTGTAAGCCAGATTATGTTTATTAACAGTGTTGTAAAGTGACATTGTATAGACTTCAGGTGCATAGATAGAAATGGCTAATGTATCATAGATAAATCCATTTGTACTGTTTGAGACAGTAACGGTAAAACCACCTTCTGTAATTCCAGTTACAAGCCCTGTATCGCTCACAGTGGCAATAGCATTGTTAGATGATGTGAATGTGACTGGAACATTGTTTGTACTTGTCCAAGCCAATTGAAGCGTATTACCGATCATTATGGAAGTTGGCTCATTCGTAATGTTCACAGCGCAAGATAATCCTCCTGCAATTCCATTAATCACATCGTCTGTAGCAGAATCAATTAAATCCTTTTCACAGGATAATATTAGAATCCCCTTTTGAGAAAATGTATCAATTCCTACAACTTTGAACTTTTGACCATCAACAAAGAACTTAGAATCAATTTTAAGTCCCAATTCCTTATAATACTCTTTAGTATAGAGAGTTACATTGCCATCTAGGACAGATATTACCTTTCCCTCAGTCACACCCAAATTACCTACAGTAATATAACAATCCACATGAATAAAACGACACGCCGAATTAACAATTACAGTATGAGGTAAACGGTGCATTATACCTTTATATTTGTTATAGCGTTGAGTGTTGATTTCGGAGATAATCATATATTTGTTGCCTTCATAAACAACAAAATCACCACGAGAGAGAGGTGATAGGGAAGATATCTTTTTATCATCATAGTTTTGTTCAAGATTCGTATTGCTGACTAATGCTCTTGTGACTGTTGAGGAATCATTAATGAGTACATCGGAACCAATTTGACTAAGTATAAACTCCAAATCGTCTGTATCGGACTTACCGAATATATCGAACATTGGATCGCTCCTTTCTTATGAATTAAATAACATAAACGTTGAACTGTTGCTGGATGAATCATCTGTGACGGACATCATGCGTATCTTCCGTTCTAATTGATCTATTCTGGATTGAATTGAATCCGCAAAATCAGTAATAGTGATATCGTCACTTTTATATGATTTCATCATGGACGGATTATTTGCAATACTGTTCAGAATGGACAACGCTGCTGAATAGATTTGACGCTTACTAGCATTAGATGATGGGTCATATTCCAGTTCAGGATTGGTAACTCCTTCTTCTTCTAAATATATGGATAGTTCAGCAGGGGAGAGGGTAATACCTTGTGTTTCAAGTTGAAGGCGTTCAGTAAATTTCATGTGATTGCTCCTTTGTATTGAGTATTTTGGACATAGAAAAAACCTACTGGTTAGAGTAGGCTTGGATATTCATTTTTGTATGGTTGTTACAATTCCATTCTCCAAGTATACATATTTGCCATCACCATAAACCCATTGTTCTGAGATATTGTTTTCTGTAATTGTTTTATTAATGTCTTTCGGCAATCCCCAACTAGATGTTTTAAGTTGTTCTTTCGTTTCCCCAATAGCGGGTGGTTGATTAGCATATTTAGCATTTTCAATTTGTCTTCTTTGTTCATTTATTGCCATAGTATCTTTCATATATCTTTCTGCAAACTCTAAATTATATTTGCGAGGTATTGAATCAAAGTAAAATCCTGCTTCTTCACGATCATACTCAAGATATGAAATCATGGCTTTGGCAAAAGAGTAGTATGCGTCAATTTCTTCATTACCACTCTGTAAAATCAAAGTCTTATCAGCGACAGTTGAGTAATCTTTTTTATCAAGTAACGTGTTTAATTCATTTTTAAATTCATCTGTGAACTCAACATGATTGCGCTCTTCGGTTATTCTTTGATGAATGGCTTGTGCATTCTTTATGCTTATTACCATAAAGATCACAATAATGATTGCAGAAACAATAATAATCTTTTTCTTCATAACAAAAACATCCCCAATTCACATTTTACCTAAATTCTACCATCCGAATTATTGTAGGTATATAGAATCAGATAAATAAAATGGTTAGTGGTTTGAAGATAATTGGGGATTGGGGATTTTAGGCATATAAAAAGACATCACATGGATGTCTAATTTACTAATTCTATTCAAAATACTTATTTAAATTATTTGTTATTTCCTCCTTAATTATCAAGATATCTTCTGGGCTGATATGCGCTCCATTTTCGATTATGTATTCACCGTTTTCGTTTTTGTCTAATAGTGGTTCCTTATATTTTGTTCCATCAATGATAACAGTAAATATACTTGCCAAATCCAAAAGCGAATCAAATTTGTTATCATCATCCATAGAGAGTTGAGCACTGGTTTGTATGATATTCAATGCAACTAATATTTCATTGTCCATTTCTATTAGATTAGTATCTTTATCCCTATTGTTATATTTATTCACGATAGAAGTGTAAACCTTACTAATTGCATCCTCAACAACTGTATCATCAATAATAGATGCATATTCTTGTTTTAGTTTCAGATCATCGAAGATAGTAATCATATCCCCGTTTCCACTTCCTGAACACCCAACAATCCCCAAAACCAAAACAAAGGTTATCATGCTTACGAGAATTTTCCTAATCTCATTAATCCGTTTCATACTCTGCTCCCATTTTTACAGATTTATTGTATTTTTACTCTTCTACATATTTACTGATATAAGAAGCATATTTTTTTCTTACAGATTCTTTTTTTAACTCATACTCTTGTTCGCTAATCATTTCTTGATCAAATAATCTTTTTAAAGTATCTAATTCTTTGCTGGCTCTCGTAGCAGAAGCCTTTGCTTGTTCAATTTCTAATTGTCTTAGACTTTCTTTTTGATGTTTTATAAAAGCGATAATAAATAAGACAATGGCTGGAATAACGAATATAACTGGAAGGAAACTTTCTTTTCCAAATATGATAATAGATAAAAAACCAATAATGGAAACGATGATTGCTGTCCAAGTAATTTTATTTATCCCATTCACTGGATCACCTCCCATACATTTTACCTAAATTCTACCATCAGCAAGGAAATAGGTATATAGGATTAGAAAAATATATGGTTAGTGGTCTGAAAGTATCGGTTAACTATCTATTCTTGTATTGCAGTTACAATTCCATCGTCCAAATAAACAAATTTATTACTTCCATAAACCCATTGCTCGGACACACCATACTTAGTAGTGGTTTTATTTATGTCTTTTGGCTTTCCCCACAATGTATTAAGAAGTTCATCTTCTGACATTCCAACAAAGGGGAGAGACATGTCAATTGTTTCACTTTCTTCAACTTTAGGTTGGCGATTAAATGAGTCGTATTCATTGTCAAAATTGCTAACAAACGAATCCATCTGTTCCTTAAAGTCTCCATCGTAATTTTCTAGTTGTAGTTTGATTTCGTCAACTATACCTTTTAATTCATCATAATTTTCTTCGCCATTCATAATGCCTACATTAAAACCGATTCTTAAGTCTATGTACGAGGCTAAGAGACTAAATTTTTCATTTGTTCTTAAATTGTCTTCATCTAGATATCTCTTAGCGCTAAACCAATTTTCTGACTGTATAGACTCATATAAATTATTTTTAGACAGGTGTGTACTTTCTCCATCCCCACACCCACTAATCCCCACAACAAATATCAATCCAGCAATACCCATCACAAGACTTTTCCTCAGTGTATTCACCTACCAAACCCCCTAATGCGTTTTACCTAAATTTTACCACCATGCAATATGTAGGTATATAGGATTAGAAAATAATATGGATAGTGGTTTAAAAATAGGGAACAATTCCCTTTTTTTATTTTTTTTAGTTCATGGGTAAACCCATATGCTAGAGCACTCTTTTTAAAGTTTGGGGTAACGGATTGAATCCTCCCCCTTACTGGACTACCAGATCATATGTATAATAGTACAAATCAGCGTCCAGAATCAGTCAATTGGATAATATTAGTCGATATTTAGACCACTAACTAGACTCTATAGTGTCCTAAATGGTATAGAAGATATATTCTATACCATTTAAGCCCTGTAGTTACCGTATAACTATACTTATAAGGTATTTAGAGAGGAAATAGGCTTTAAATGGAATAATATGGTGATAATAGATCAAATTTAATGAAAAATTGACAGAGAAATGAACAAAAATTTCTGAATACCCTATATAATATTGACCAGCGGCACACCTATAATAATCATATATATAAGTGTGCGCGAATCAACATTGTTCCACGGGAAATGTTCCACGATATATCTACTCTTATGTATTACAAGTCCCATCTACATAATCGTAGTCATTACCATTAATCTTTATTTCCATCATCGACAACAGTATCACTCTTTACCGTTTCTTCACTTAATCTTACCAATTCGCTATTCACATCTGTTGTATACGGAGAGTGTCCTAAGATACTTTCTATACTAATGGCTCCCATATCCTTTAACACCTGCAGATTGTCTATGATATCCTTCTCAGATTGTGGCATAGCATACTGGAACACGATATCCAAGGTATCCCATTCAGCATCTACAAATACAATACCCTGCATCTCTAACAATCTTCTAATCTTATCATTACGTTGCTTCATGCCTTCTTTAATATACTTCTCACCGATCATGGCTTTGATATTCGATAATGAGAACAAAAGTTTAATTGAAACTTCACTCAAATTTGAAATATCAGTCTTCCCAAGTATAATCCCAGGCGTTCCACTCACATCAAGTAGACTCATCATAAGATGCTTATATAACGTCTCAAACGCTTGATGATCAAATTGATTCTGTTCAAATGTAAACTCTGCATCTGAATCCAGTACCAATCCAGCACCAACTATTGATGTAGGTAGTTTGTCACCTGTAAGTTGCTGCCCTTTAATCACAGGAATCCCTGTAATGTGCTTATAGAAAGCATCCGTACTCTTACTAATCAAATCCTCCATAGAATCCAATATACTCTTATAGTCTAACAAATCACTTCGTCCAAACACATCATCAATAGGATTATCATTCCGATACAAGACAGGCAATCCACTCAGATTAGCAAATGATCCACGACTCTGTAATGTTCCACCAGAATTAGAATACTTCTCAACTCTATCTTCATAGTAGACATTATAAAATGTCACATTGCTAACTGTATACGACTCAACGAATGCAATGTATTCATTCTCAGAGGATACAACAGGGAAGGAGTCTGCCACATCTATTAGTTTACTTGTAATCTTGCCATCCTTAACATAAACATACTCGTATGAATTGCCATAACGATTAACACTATGTACTAAATCAAAGTCGAGTTTATCATATCCGTTCTTGTAAACACTTTTAACGGCTTCTACAACACTCTCATTGCCTGTTAGAGTGACCTTATTCCCAATCAGGTATGCTGTTCCAAATTCTAACAATCTCTTTGCATATTGCAATACAATCCGTCTAGGAACAAACTCTTTACCGTTAAACATCTCATTGGGTCTGGTACTGATATCGTGCAAACCTGATATGTATTCTTTAATATCAAGAATCCCCATAACTCTCATCTGATTGTTTACTTCATTTACATACTCCACGAACCATTGATTGCTATATCCAAAGTCATTAATAAACTCTTCAATTTTACTCATCTCACACGCTCCTTTTAGACATACCATTTGTTATTTTTCATTGCTTGGACTGCTAATGAATGACTGATAACCAAGTCATCATGATTGTTTTTCCCTTTGACGTTGCCCATTTTGCCGTTTTGCTCAACAAAAAGAATCATTTGTTGTAAGGTGTCCTTATCTTCAACAAGGATTAAACCTTTCTCAAATGATTCCTTATAGTCACTTATCATGATTGCTTTAGTTTTATCCGTAGTAAGCCAACCAAGGATAAATTTCTTATTACCCTTTTGGTCAAACGTTTTATGTTTATATAAATTCATGTAACTGTAATCGTTTCTAAGCCGCTCAATGACGGGTAAGCCATAACTGTTCTTTTCAACGGCAAGGAAGGCGTAGTTATAATAGCGTCCAACTGCATTTAGGAACTCTGCAAACTCATACACGCTCACTTTATTATTAGCAAATGCTAACGCCTGAACTCCATCAGAATCCATTAACGATAAACTTGATGAGTCACCACCTGAACCACTAGAAACGTCACTACCACCGTAATATTTAACATTACGTTTAGGCAAATGGTAGACATTCAAACCTCTGCCGATGTATTTGAGTAACGTTTCAGGTAATTCAGTTTTCAATTCATCTCTGGAGAGAGGAGGGAGGAGATTCTCAATGCGTTCAAGAATCTTAGATTGATCAAATACATTCTGACCACTCGTTTTAAATGCTTCTTCTGGATAGGAGGGATACTCCGTTTGAAAGTCAATCAATTGCATAGAGGATAGTTTCCACTGTCTCCACATCAACATTCTTAAATTAGCGCCCATATTATGTATTCGTTTTTCTTCATCCGTTAAATCTTTTGCCATTAACCGTTGACCCTTGTTATTTAACTTAAACCATTCCTCGGCAGTATCATGTTCAAATCTAAACTGTTCTTTATAAGCATCAGAAGTCCAGCCATAGAAGAATGCCTTATAGTTGGTTTTACCTTTCCAACTCTTCATAAACAACTCATAGTAATAGTTTGCTGTACCGTTAGCCGTTGTCTCAATTACGAGCCTACTTGTATTATTCTTGGCTAGTGCTTGCTCTAAACTCGTTAATACTTTTGTTTGGTCGCCACCATAGAACGCCATCTCACTAATCAATATGTATTGGAATGTCGATCCCCGACCAATAGATTTACCGTCACTGGCTGCCACTTGTACCCTTGATCCATTCTCTAACACTAATTCCCCTCGGTTGTCTCTCATCGTCTTAGGGAAGGGGTATTTTTCTCTTGGAAGGTTATCATTCATAAACTTTAATTTTTCAAAAAGGGATGTTACAGACTCACCAGACAAAGATACAATCATATAGTTTGTATTGGGATACTTGACCGCATTGTACAAACAGATTCCCAGAGACATTGTGGAGAATCCGATCTGTCTTGACTTGGCAATAATATTAAACTTTTGCATCGTATCTACAAACTCGGCTTGTTCTTTATTTAGCAGGAAGGGAATAGTATTACCTTCATTGTCAACGATCTTGATGAAATTCTTGGCAAACGCCTTGAAATCATCCATAACCATATCAAATTTACTTTTCTTTTTAACCGCTGCTACTACCATGAATACTCCTTTCTGAACGCAAAAAAGGACTCAACAATTTAGTCGAGTCCAGTTCATACATTCCTATGTATTATTATTCAACCTCTGATTTATCCTTATTTTTCAGTACTAGAATCAAATCCTTAACTTTGTCAGGTAATTTAATTCCAAGTTTACCGCCATTTTCAACAATACTCACCAGTTCCACAACAACGAATGCACCTGATATTCCGTCTGTGATTATTCCATTGCTCCCCAATACAGCAGATTCAACCATGAACACAGCGCCGATCAATAAAATTACATATGTTTTCCGAATCAATCCCAATGTACCGATTCGACTGTTTATATTCTTCTCATATATACCGACCATGAAACCTGTTATGAAATCTATCATCATCAAACCTATGAGCACCGTGAAAACTAATCCAAATCCACCTATCATCCATGACACTAATCCTGTGACAATTCCAATTGTTGATTTAATAAATATATCTGTTCGTTCCAATTTGACACCTCCTTTACTTTGGATTACGGATTCATCGTCAACCGCAAAATGCGTAAGACAACTAATTTTAAAGCAGTCAAACTCACTCTCTAAGGTTGGGGAGTCAGATTCAATAACAAATCGCTACTGAGACTCTTAAACTCAATAATGATGATAGAAGTGGAGTAGAGGAGGTGTCTTTGCAAAATGACAAGACACCTCACTTACTGTTGGCAGAGTAAAATTATTTAACTCAACGCTACTCTACAACTCCAAATCATCATCCTTGTCATTTTCATCCTCATCAGCCGCAAAGAATTTCTCTGCTTCCTTGTTATGCAAATTAATCTCTTTCATCAGTTTGAGCATCATCTCAATATCTTTAGGATTGGGATCTGATTCAACTTTCTTCTTCAAATTCTCATATATCGTCAACAAATCATTTGCCTGTTTCGCTGCTAAGACAATTGAAACGATATGTTTATATTCAGGACTCCGCTCCCAACGATAATATGTACCCATGCCTTTTAAATCCACTTGTTTCAGAAACTCTTCCTCAGTCATATTCCGTTCATGTTGCATCCAGATATTGAATTTGTACTTTATGTATAGTTGCTTCTTATATGGTAGTTTCTTTAACACATCATAAATTGTCATGAACTTAACCTCCTGTAACGATACGGTAGATACCCTTGATTAGATCACGAATACTAAATATTAGATTGGAAAGCATATATCCAAAACAAATATAAACAATCACCATTACCAATTTTACGAACGCTTTATCCATTACCTTTTTAATTTTACTCATCATATTATCTCCTTTGATTTCCTTATAATTGAATAACAAAAAAGAAGGGTCGATTGCTCACCCTCCCAATTACCCTACCTATATAGTTGACGTTCGGATTCATAGAATTACTGTTATGAATTGACACTTAGAATGGATTGTCGTCACTCAAGTTCAGGTAGTCATTCAATGGTTCATAATCTTCCTGTTCTTCTATGACGATATCATCAGAGTTTAATTCATCATCAATAAAGGGGTTAGCACTTGTTTTGACTTTATTCTTTCTTTCCTTTTGTTTGTCCCATTTTTTGATATTCTTATCAATAATTGATTTGAATGATTCTCTCAAACTATCTAAAGTAGTGATATTACCGAAAATAACATGCTCAAACCGATAAGACATTTTCTTGACACCGTTTATCGTCCGTGTTCCGTTTTGTCTATACTCTGAACCCATCAATCTCATACGGTTGAGCGTATGAACCATCTTATGTACCTTATCATTGGAGAACCCTAAAGTGTCAGCCATTTTATTAATAGACATCCAACATTTTCTCTCGTTGTTGTTACTATACTTACGAATTAAACAGTAAAAGGCAATCTCGGAACATCCTAAACCATTATCTAAGTAATATTGCATTAATTTCAAATCAATACTAATATAATGGTCTGCATCTGTAACAGGAGCATCGTATTCATTTCCTTTGTTCCCTTTTTCTCTCTTTGTATTGGGAAGATCAAGCGCTGTAACAAGCATAAATCCGTCATCTTCATATCTATCCCATCTTGTGACAGAGCATTGAATAACTTTGTAACGAATAAGAATTTTAAACAACTCTTTAGTTTTATCAATAGTAAAACCCGTTTCTTTCTTCAGCATTTTCATGCTGGTTGCAAAAGTACATTTATCTTGATTATAAATATGGTATCTATACAGTGTTAGATAAAGAAGGAAAGCGTCTGCACCAACCTTGCTAAAAATATTACCTTTGTCAAACCAATTAGATTTAACCTTAATATGACTATCTACAAATTTCATTAACGCATCTCCTGACTAATTTATAAATCTATAATGAATAAAGTTGAATAAGGGCAGAGAATTAAAATACAATTAATACATGTTCAAGCGCTTTTGACCTTAATCTTTAAGGTTTACCTCTATTGAACTTAATCCTTAAACGAAGTTGAAATTTAATAACTAGGGAATAAGCGTAGCGTTACACTAGGAAATATTAGTATATTTATATCTAGTTATTATATATATTAATAATATATCCGTTTTAGCGTCATTTTGTCATACTATTACAATAAATTAGTATACACTTTTTATCATTTTGTCAAATGGCATATTATGTATTAAAATAAAAATACCCATATGAAACAAGGTTTATTTAGAATATTTTCAACAAAACAGTATATATCCGTTTTTGGGTCATTTTGTCAAACTTATATTTCATAAATGTATACTCTTTAATTTATTTTGTCAAACTATTATAGGTGTTGTTGTACCCCTTTAGGTGTTTTGTCAAATATAACGACTTAAAACCTTATATATTAACGATTTTTAGAATTCATTTTGTCACACTTTTTTTAAGGGTGATATTATTACGATTTCTTTTTGTGATTATACTCTGTAATGACACGCTTCAATTCTTCCGTGAAGGGGAATTGCCAGAATGGATTTAGTGTTTGTTGATGGAGTCCTGAACAGATGTATGATTGGCTATTCTTCATTAACTGATTACGCAGCCGTTTGTCATAACAGTAAAAATAGCGTTGTGTATTTTCCATTTTTAATTATCTCCTTTAGTTATGTGAATATAAAGAGAGGATACGAAATTATTACGTACCCTCAACAATTTAGTTAAACTACCTTGCATCCTGCTGTCGTATATTTATATTCATTTCTACTTGTTAAGGCGAAACTGAATACATCGGGTTTTGATATTCCAATAGCAGAGTGTCTACCACGATCACCGAACTCATAACTTTTCATAAAACTCTCTTCTGACAATCTCAGGTCAACGTCAAATAAGCCTTGCATGGCTACAAGGTCAATTGTTGTATTCAAATATCCGTTGTTAATTGAAATCTTGCCGTTTAGATTATATTTGTGTTTAACATCATAGTACGCCTGTACAGACGTTTCTTGTTCCAATACGTCTATTAACTCATACAATTCTAACTGTTCCATATAGCGTCTATGAGTGTCCTTAAAATCTTTGTTGTAATGTCCCATGTAACTGGAATCAATGGCTAGGAGGATTAAACGGGCTTCTCTACTCTTAGGAATGGGGATATTGTAATAGGATATGATTTGTAGGAGGGTGGAACCTGCATACTTGTTAAAATAGTTCCTGCGGCTGATATCATTGATTGCGTTTATGTTGGCTGATTGAGGATTTATACTGTCATTTGGCATTATTTTAACTACGTGATTATCCCATGTCATTCCTTGTTCAACGGCAATATCAACGCATACTGTAGGTTTATGAATATGAGGTGCTGAATAGATTGAATCAAAATCATAAAAGTATTTGACTTCGTAACCGAACAACTTTTTCAGAATTGAACAAGAGAACAGGGAATCTAAATCATCAGACATACACAGGTTAAATTTGCCGTGCTGTGAGTCATTACACCATTGTGGAAATTTGTCTTTGAGTTGTTTTTGCATAGTTAGATGGATAAAGAATCACCTAACTCTTACTTTGGTGCTCCCTATGTAATGACGATTGGTTTAAATTTACCTTTTACAGTAGCCAATCACAGTCACAAAGGGAGTTAAATAAATAGTCGATCCATTTTTGACACCTACCTTGTTATAGTTTAGTTATTACTGATAAATTGCTTATATTGGTTGATTTTGTATTCTGACATGTCACCTTTGTTGTTCTCATACAGAGATATGAGAGTGCTGGAACATTGTAAATGTTCTGCTACGGTATTCTGTTTAATTTGGTGCTGAATCCGCTTAATTTTCCACTCCATCCGATCATTCATGATTGTTATCTCCCTAAATAAATTTATAAAATAAAAGGGGTCTGTATTAGATACAAACCCCAATTGATTATGTATTAGGCTTTCAATGTGTATTGTGCAACGGCTTTCTTGGAACCTACACGTAGAGTTGCTTCTGCTGTAACCAAACCACGAACAGAATCGCCCACTTTTGCAAGTGCTTCAAACTCAGGTTGACGGAGATAGTCCAGGGACAACATGCCAGCATCAAAGATAGTCATTTTATCAACAGAAGCATGTCTGCTTAGGACAAGGTTCAGGCTACCGTAGTTTGTGCGAATGGTATCAACAATCAGACCAAACACATTTTGCTGTGCGATGTAACTGTATTTATCTTTGTACAAGGCATCAATCTTTTCCTTCAGGTCAGCATTAACCAATGCGAAGTATTGACCAGATTGGTTTCCTTGCGTCCATAGTTTCTTAACTGTGTTTTTAACTTCATCCTCAGTCACAATACCACTCGCTGCACCAGTAAGCAGGTTAGAAGCATGCGCCCACTTTTCAAGACCATCCATACGGCGAATAAAAGGAGTTAAAGAAGCATCATTACGTGTACCAGAAGTAATTGCCTTTTCCATTGCTACTTTAATTTCAAGTAGACGGTCAGCAACTTCACCACTGAATACATTACCTTGACCAGTTACATTGATTGCGTTCTGTGTGCCAGAAATGGATACACCTTTACTGAAGATTTCTAGAATGTTGTTTAACTCAGCACGAGCAGATTCATAAAAAACAGGAGTTTCAGATCCTTCAATTGCTCCGATATCAGAAGTTGTATCAAGGGATTTTTCTCTCCAAGTCTGAACAGTTCCGTTGGCTTTACCAACAAGTCCTTTCGCCATCAACAGGGAAGTAAGAGGTGTGTCTTGGATTCCGATTTTTGTAATTTCATTCACCAGTGAAATTTTTTCTCCGGCAGTAAGGTTAGTAGTTTTAAACATTATTAATCATCCTTTTCTATTTGGGTTTAGTTGAACAGTTTTGCTAATTTTGCACCAATCATGCCGTTTACATCATTCTTAGCGGCTGCTTGATCATAGGCGGTTGTCTGTTTGTGGTCTTCAGGGACATAGGCATTGTTAATCTTTCTGGCTTCTAAAATCTTGTTAAGTTGAGTAACCTTAACTTTCAATTCATCAGCATTGGACACATTTAAAAATTCAGCAAAATCATCCATCTTATTGGCTTTCAATTCCAAGCCAACTTCCTTTTTGAATAAATCTGCTTCACGTTGTTCCAGTGCCTTTTCTGCATCTGACTTATCGACTGGTTTAAATTGAAGTAAGCCATCACGTTCAGCGGTCAGTGGAGTAAGTACCTCTGTTTCCCATGTCGCCTTTGTGTCGGCTAACATCTGATCAATATGAGCCTGTTGTTCTGGTGTAAATTCCATTCATTCCATCCTCTCTGGTTTGTATTATTCGATTCCCTCATGTAAATTTTTTTATTAAAAAAAGACATCCATTGGATGCCCTCATGAGAGAATAGGAAGGTAACGTTAATTCCTTCATTCATGCCACATCGGTTGATATGAGATCAATGGAAAAATTAAGGTGTACTATCGTATATATAAAATATTGTAATGTGTCAAAAAACCTATATTCTATATGACTATTTCAACTGATTTCATTTTCTCGCTTTTTTTATATTTATGTTTATTCTTATGCCACTTTTCGTTACACACGGAACGTCTCCTTAAACACCATCAACCATATATTTACATATTTTTAAAGTGCCTTGATAAATCCACGTTTAATTAGTTATTTAATTCATAGGTGGTAGCGAAAATGGATTTTTTCGTTATGAACATGAGTATAAAAACCTTATAAACATTGACTTTAACGAATAATAACCGAATGTCGGCATTTCGTGACAAGGTTTAACTATTGCTCTCCTTAAAAGACCATTAAGGATTTTGTCTTAAACGTTGATTTGTAGGGTTATTGTTAATTAGAGAGGTCAAGTTCAAGGGTGAACTTAACCATTTGACATTGAAAAATGGCTCTTAACGATAAAAAACACAGCGTTCCCAATTGTCCACAAGATTTACAAATACTCCTCATCATTACATCTCATAGAAAATCTTTAGAAACGCTTATTGTAAGTGGGGTTAGAGGTGATTTCTAAGTGGTAAAGTTTTGGTACATGACTGACGTGCAGGCTAAACTTTGGAGAATGACACATTGGGAACGTCTGCTATCTTTCTTCCCTATTAGGTGTTTTGAGGTATGAGCAAAATAGCGTTGATTTATATGGGGGAAATGGCGGTGAGTTTTTTCAATAGTGTTTGTAATGAAAGACTTGTTTTATGGGGCATGGGGTAGGAGGGAGCATCTAACTTTCAATGTAAACTGAAAAATGCTGTTCTTTATCCCTTATTAGCGTTCTTTTAAAGTGGTGAAAAAGGTCTATGTTTATAAGGTTAAAGCAGACTTTCTCATTTTTCTTCCTTCTTCCATATATAAGAAATTGACTCGACAGGGCAATGAGCGTTATAAAACCTATGATATTAAAGGGTTCTATTTTCCTGAATTGAATTCCTAAAACATGTGAACTGATTTTGATGTTCTTTATCCCTTATTAGCAGTTTTTACTTTACACCTGTTTGAGCCTTATAAAATGCGGATAATAAAGGGGTTTCTAAACTTGGACATTCTATTTCAAAAGTGTCCACAGATTTAAATCCGCTTATTCTATCACTATATAAAAAAATCTATAGAGAGAATTAACCTTGATAAAACATAGGTAAAACAAGGGTATTCTAAACGATTAGAATTGATTTCTAAATGGTAAAGTTTATTATGCTCTCCTTAAAAGACCATTACGATTTTGAACAATTCCCTTTGTTTATATGGCTAGGTGACCAAAGATCGTGTTGTCTACTCACATTTAACCCATTGTTTTCACGGTATACGGAGAAATCCTAAACCCTTAACATTTTATTCTGCTTCTATATCCGTAATAGACAAAATTGTAATAGTATCAAATGAATCAATGATTTAGCGGTTTAATGGAGAAAGTCATTTTTATCGCTTTTTTTTAGAGGTGCATTTTGCACTTCCATAGTTCCTCATATATAAAAATTATCAGAGTGTTAAAAAAACTATATTTTATATGGTTATTTTGACTCATTTCATTTATGGACAGTTTCCTATTATTATCTTCTATCATATGGGAACCTTGAGATCGTATATGGAGTAAGGGATTTCAGGTTTTTTTGTGTCGTTTTTCAGTTAAAATGAGATATTGGTGAATGTCTCCCATACTGATAAATACCACGTTATAACTTCACACTGATAAATAAACCTTCGGAAAGTGACCTCAACCTTAGAGCCGCAAGGGTTACAGCGTTTTTCTAAAAAGTAACAATTTTACTACCCATACTGATAAATAGAACATGGGAAATGTTGAATTTAGCCTAGTAAACGTTGATAAAACACAGGTTTATATAGTTTTCTAATTGTCGGATTTCTATTTCTATTTGCTAACGCTTCTCATACTGATAAATACCATTCTAAATGCTAACACTTTTTCTACTTTACCCCTCACATTACGATTGATAAGAATTCTTAAAATAGTCAATGTATATATGGGGTTTAAGGTGTTTTCTAAAGCGCTAGCAAATCAAAAAAAACCCTATAAGATTATAAGGGTTTTAATGTTTTACTAAACAGTCATCACACGAACAACATTGTCTCGCACATCATGAGCGCACCTGAGTTTTCTCTGCCATCATCGTCAATTAAATACATTTCACCACTAAATTCATTCGTTAGGATTGGATAAGTTTTACCAACGGATACTCCTATTAATTCAAAAGGTATAGTCAATACAAGCGCATATTTAGCCAATTCAATCATCTCAGTCGTTTCCATTTTTAATTATCTCCCTTAAAATTATAGTTTTTTTTAGAGTTATATATCCATATTGTTCAGAGGATTGAATTTCTCATTCTGTTCGGCTAATGCCGTTCCCCAAAGTGAGAAATATTTCAGGGTCATAGAGATGTTACTGTGTCTGAGTAATTTTTGAATTGTTCCAATATCACAACCAGCCATAATCATGGAGTGGGCTGCGGTATGTCTGAATGTATGACAGGAGAGACGTACATTCTTGAAGTTCATAATTACCTTCAAATGTTTGAATACCATTTTCAAGGCGTTATCTGTTAACTGTTTTCCTTTCCGATCTGTAAACACTGTTTCAGGCATAGTTGGAAAGTATTTCTCAACGAATATACGATACTCAATAAATTCACGCTTCAATCTGTCTGACATTGGAATACTACTGGCAACTCTCTTTTTACCATTAACAGTGATAACTTGATTCACTAGATCAACGTCTGACCATCTTAAACTCACTGTCTCGCCTAAACGACACGCAGAGCCTAACAGCCAAATAATAAGAAAGTAATCACGATAAGCATATAAGGATTTGTCACGATATTTGATGGATTGGTAAAAGCGTAACATTTGTTTAATTTGAGCATCGGTGAAAACTTCAATCTTAACATCTTCTTTGGCAAAGATTATTCGTTTGGTTGGATTGGTTTTAGGAGTGAATACTTCCATTTCAGTTTCAAAGTAATTGAAAAATATCTTGAGGATGTGTAACTTGGAGTTTACCGTTGTAGGATTATTACCTTTTTCCTTACACTGTAACAAATACTGTTTAACAAATGATGCTGTGCAATCTTCAACATTAATGATTTCATGCTGAACACAGTATTGGTGGAATTCATTCATTAGTCCCATGTAAGCGGTGAGAGTACGATCAGAGACATTACGATACATCCGGTCTGATTTGAATTCGGAGAGAGCAAATTTTAATAGCAAAAAGACCACCACCTTAAAGGATTATGTGTCCTTAAAAGTAATGGTCTTTTATTTTATAAACGGGTCACAGTGTGACCACCAATTATAGATGAGGGATGAATATGATTCAAACCCTTACTACAATTGAACATATAGGACGGATGGGATTCGAACCCATGACCCCTACCCTGTCAAGATAGTGCTCTCCCGCTGAGCTACCGTCCTGCAACGAAATTTATAATACCATAGGAATAATGTTGAATGCAATTGTTTTTTAGTCAGTCCGCGAATATCATACATTTTCATAAGCACATAATGGCCTAGCATAGCCGCATATGATTTCTCTATCTGTTTAATAACGTTATTACACGAATTGAACATAAAGGAGAGAAGCGGCCATGTATCCGTCTTATCCATATTATAGTTCGGAGGTTCAATGTAAGAACGTTCCGCTGACATTCCCACCGCAGGAACAGAGGAGGCAGCCGGGATTTGAATACTTAATGGTTCCTCGTCCCATCTCGGAGAATCCAAGTTATATAGGAAGCGGAAAGCTTACGAACAAAGTTGCCCTTATCTCAGGCGGGGACAGCGGGATTGGTCGGGCAACGGCAATCGCCTTTGCCAAGGAAGGTGCAGATATAGTTATTGTTTATTATGATGAACATCAGGATGCCGCTGAGACGAGACAGCGAATAGAGCAGCTCGGAAGAAAATGCTTAACCATGACCACGGATCTAAAGGAAGAGGAGAACTGCAAGTCTGCTGTTATGAAAGCGGTGGAGGCCTTCGGGAAGATTGATGTTCTTGTGAATAATCACGCCGTCCAGTTTCCTCAGCAGAGTATTCTTGATATCACAAGTGCCCAATTGGATACGACGTTTCGGACGAATGTCCTATCCTATTTTTATATTACTAAAGCGGCTCTGCCCCATATGAAGGCTGGCAGTTCTATCATCAACACGGCATCTGTGACCGCTTATCGGGGAGAGAAAACGTTAATTGATTACTCTTCCACGAAAGGGGCTATCGTATCGTTTACTAGAGCTCTTTCACTTTCATTAGTAGATCAGAAAATCCGGGTGAATGGAGTAGCCCCCGGGCCCATCTGGACACCCTTAATTCCGGCAAGCTTCCCGGCAGAAAAGGTTAAGACCTTTGGAACAGAGGTTCCGATGAAACGGGCAGGGCAGCCTTTTGAATTAGCACCGGCTTATGTATACCTGGCCTCAGATGATTCTGCCTATGTATCGGGGCAAATTCTTCATGTTGGCGGAGGTGAGATGGTGGAATCATAGGGCAGTTGTCCTCTACAGAAGCTGCTTCCGATTTCTTTTGGTACGATACATGGCTTTATCTGCATTATTCAGAATAGTATCTTCGTCTTGTCCATCCTCCGGATAAAAGCTAAAACCCATACTCATTTTAATAGTGAGGCTTTTATCCTTATACTGTAGATCGGAGTGCAAGAACTTGGTTTCTAACTGCTGGAGGGTATCCTGAACATATGAAATAGACGGAACGGGACTTAGGAAAAGTACAAATTCATCTCCGCCCAATCTTGCCGCTACGCCCTTTTGGCCTACAACCTCCTTGATCAAGTGTGCGGTATGCCGCAGCACCTCATCTCCTGCCTCATGCCCATATCTATCGTTCGTATCCTTGAAATCATCTAGATCGATAAGAATAACTGCCAAATGATGACCAAGCGACTTAGCCTCATTAATAGCTCCAGCCAGCTTTTCGTAGAAGTACCTCCGGTTCGGAAGCAGGGTCAAAGGATCATGGTAAGCGAGGAAAACAATTTGTTTCTGATTCTCCTTCTGTAAGGTTATATTTCGAATGATCAAAATGACATGGGGCTGATTATCCACGGTGACATAATCACCATCAATTAGAACGTCTAAAAATTGGTCCCCGTTTTGAATGGATGTCTCCAGCTCCTTAATTTCCTGTCTTTTCTTCAGGCTGTTACTAAGCTCTGCACTAGCTAAAGCGTTCAGTACCGCGTGATCCAGATCAATATGATTGAGCATTAATCTGGCGCTGGGATTGGCTTCCTTTATGATGCCTGAAATTTCAATAAGTAATATAGCTGCAGGGTTGAGATTGAACAGTTTCTCGTACCTTTGGTTATTGAAGTTCAGAAACTCATATTTTTTCATGGCAAGCTGGAGAAGGAAGCACCATATAATACCTGCGTATAAATAGGGGAAAGGGGGAATCTTTTCTCCAAATCGAAAGTATCCGAATACACCAGTCCAACCTAAGGTTAGAATAGTGCCCACAATCATCAAATTAAAAATCGCTTTATACTCAGGTGAACTTGTACTCGACTTAGCTTTGAACAGTATCAACAAGGTTAGAGCGCTAATCAGAATGCTGACGGTCAGCCCCGCATAATAAGCAGAGTTAAAGACGGGCCATTTCCAAACTCCGGCTGTTATGAACTTTTGAGAGGATATGAAATTTTTGTTCCCGAATATATTTATGGGGATGATCAGAAGATGGACATAAAAAATATACGGGTTCAATAGCTTAGGTAACCGCATATCCATCCTTGTTATTTTGGCGAAGAAGTGAAAGCCAAGTCCTGGAAGCATAATGCCTATACTAGAAAACATTATTGCAGTCAATGGAGGACTATAATTAATAGGCAATAAGAATCGGACGTACTCTTCGAGGAACAGCAGGAAATAGCATGCAGTGATCAGGCTGACCAGCCTATGTTCGGTTTTTTTTGGATTTCGTACCAGAACATCAAGACCCATATAGAAAAAGAACAGCATAGGGAGTAAATAAACGACTAAGGTTAATAAAACTTCCGACAGGTTCAA